GTATTGAACCAGCTTTCTTTGCGGAGCAGTGAGTTTAGAATTTCAACATTTGCAATCCAGCTTTGTGAGGATTCCATAGTTTAAACTCCTGTGGTATGTAGTTAACGATTTACCTGTTTATAGAGCTTTTCCAGTTCTTGTACGGAGAGATTATCGAGAGTTTCACGCAGTTCCCGTTGGTCAAGATCAGCGACTTTGACCATCTTGGCATTTTTGCCAGTACCACGAACATCGACCTTTTCAGTCGTCTTGGCTTGAGCTTTCTGAATATCCTGTCTAGCTTTCTGCTCACCGCTCATCTGGTAATGTTTCACAAGTTTGTCTACGCCAAACTTGTCTATCATTGCCTTTTGAAATGATCTCTCGTTTAATAGCCCATCTTCCGCATAGGAATTGGCAGTCTCTTTTACAGTATTGAACTCCTCATCAGAAAGTTCAATTCCTTGGGACTGGATTTGCGTTTTCATTTTATCCACAAATTCCAGATTATCCCTGGAGTTGAACCTGGCTCGGATGTTTTCCTGGGTTCGTTTATTGATCAGGTCGGCTTCCATTTGGCGAATGAGCTCTTTCTGCTCATTCACTGCCTTTTCGTCGTATGGATCAGTCTCATCCAGTCTAACTTTCTCCGTTGCCAGCCCAGCTTCGATATCATCGCCAGACAGTTTATCGAACACTTCCTTATCGGAAAGTTCTTCATCTTTCTGGGTCAGTTTGCGAAGTTCTCCAATCTCACTGCCTTGCTCGCCGATCTGTTTTTGAGAATGCGAGAGCATTTCAATGAGTTGTTCTTTGGATTTATCCTGGTACTGTGAGTGTTCCTCACGATCAGCTTGCCCTTCTTCTTCTGATGTAGCTTGATTTTCCTGCTCCGCTGTTTGTCCATCAGGTTCAGCTACAGATTCATCTTCATCAGAATCGCTACGAAGATAGAGTTCGCCATCTTTTTCAATTATTAAATTTTCATCGTCCATGCTCTGCTGTGGTTCTTTTTCTTTGGGTTCGATTTTAGCATCAAGTTCTTCCAACTCTTTGGTCAATTGTGGATCTGTCTGTATTGTTTCAGCCATTATTTCCTCTCTTGTTTATTAGTGTATGTACTTTAGCCCTGTACACATTCCGCAAGGCATCGGACTTTTTATATTTATTCTGTTCCTGTTTAGGACGTTTAATATTTTTATGTGGCATTATCGTTATATTGGCAATATTATTAAACATATATTATTTCTTTTTCTTGAGCTTTATATATTTTGCCTTTTTTCTTTTCGCCGCCTGCATTTGGGTTCTGGTATATTCCAAAGATGTTGGTACTTTAATTTTTGACACCATTTTTGCACTCTGTTTTTGAGCTTGAAACCGCTTTTTGCGTTTTTTCTGATTCTCTTCCGCCTCTGCTTGCACAAGAGATTCATCCCAATCAAGATATGCTTGTTTTCTTTTCTTTTTTCTTTTCTTCTTTTCTTCTAAAGTTATGATTTTGTTGGTATAGTCATCGTCGTCTTTAAACTCTTGATCTTTATCTTCCCAGTACCTCTTCTTCCGCCTTCGGGAGCCTTCGGCAATCTGGGCATCTCTTTCTTGTCTTAGACGTTTTATTTGTGCTTTTTTAACAATTGACACTTTCTTTTTATTCCGCTTCTTATATGTACTCATATACCTATTTGTCATTACTAACTCCTTTATCTATCTTCTTTGATTCCAAGCGCAGTTTCTCTTCGTCGGTCATCATGCCTCTTTCTGTTTTAACATTCTCCAAGACTTTATGGGTTTTATCGAGGTCAGCCTGTTGTCTTGAGGCTTCTGACTGCATTTGCAAGGTCTGGTCTATATATTCAACATATTTTTCCGAGCCAGGAATAGGCGCATTTTCCACCAGTGTCCTGATATCCACCAGTGACGGATTGATTTGCCCGATCATATTTGACAGGGCGAGCATCTTATTGAAGTTTTCTTCGATATTGGTTATGTTGCTTTCACCCTCATCGAGCTCTACATACAGCGAAGGATTCCTGACATCGTTGTATAGCTGACCTGCTGATTGCAGGTTAATGATCAGCTCGCTGAATGTGCTTTCCTCTTTCACTCTGATAATCCTGTCTTTTTCAGCATAGACAAAGGCAAAATTATCCACAAAATCCTTTGCCAGCACTTTTCTTAATCTGGACAGGTTCTTGAAATAGGGATTAATTGCGGCTGCAGCTCGCTGTACTTTTTGCTCAAACAGAACACCTGATTCGCCTGATCTTGCTGTTTCGCCTTTCATGGCTTCTGATATGAGCGATACACGCTGGGCGAAATTAACACTGTTTTCGGCGTTCAGCATAATATCTGGGGGTAGTGTGGAAGGGGGCATTTTCTGTGGCATTATGGCTGGATTATTTAGCTCATAGACCATATTGGGCTGATTGCCTTTTTCTTTCAGTGCTTTTACTGTTTCTTTTTCCCGTTTATCAATAAATATCCCACCAGAGAGAATCTGGGTCACATAGTCCCGCACTTGTGATTTGGCTTTATTGACATCGTCTTGAATATCCAGTAAAAGGTCAACCAGTGAGGTTTGTTCGTTGACTTGGACGTTATAGCTGTAAGACCAGATCGGAAAAACGTCAAAATTATCTGTAGGCTGATCGATATCTTCATCTTTGACGACCAAGTTCTTGAAGAAAGGTATAATAGTAGTAACGTGGATTTTATCGCTATTGAATTCTTTTAAGATCATCAGGGAGGGATTATCTTTTTTTAGTTTCTTGTATTCGTCCCTAGGCACTATAAAATAGTCCACACCGTCGAATATCTGCACCATTTTCATTGTTACCCGCTCTTGCATTTCGAGGATACGGTAGCGGTCATTAATCTTGTCATAATTTTCAAGGTTGGACGAATAGGTTTTATCGGTCATTCTGCGTATTGTCTGGGATAGTGAGCTCCACCACCATCTGCCTCTTTCCTGTTTTACGTCGTATGGGTCGATCACATATTTTTCGCTGATAACGCCAAGTGTTTCCCAACCTTCTTTGATAAGCCAGCGGCAGTGTTTTAATTCATAGTCACTGGCTCTGGTCTCTGGGTCTATATATATACGAAAGTTATTCAAGATCTCATATTTAAAGTCCAAGTATCCGTCTGCACTTATTTCCCAAGATCTTTCGATCCAGCCGCCGAGCTTGGTTGTAAGGGCATCGATAAATGCAATTTGCAGTTTATCTTCTATATCCTGTTCATCAGACAGTGCATTCCAGCGTTGTTGCACGATATCCGCAGCTTGCACTGTATTGATGGTGGTAGGTTTAAATCTTGCCTGACGGCGATGGAGTTGTTCATTGCCTACCAGTGTAGAGACAATTGGAGCAATGATATTGTATTTGAGGGTAGGTTTTTTATATTTTTTAGCGTTGGTCTTTTCGTCTGAAGTCCAGGTATCGTTATTGAGATACCTGACGGCTCTTTCGGATTCTTCTCTTGCATTCTCAAAAGAATCCTTTGAAAATTCCCATGCTTTTATAACTTTATCTGCTTGTTTGGACAGTACGCCAGCTGCATATTGTGATTCAGCCATTATGCTGTTTTCCAGTCAAGAGATCCGCTTTTTTTCGGAGACTGGAACAATTTATATCTCCATCCTCGTTTCCTTTTTTCTTCAGTGACCAGTGTAGGAAGAACCTTCAAAGCTCCGTATCTTGTAGCATCATAATGGTGATCGTATGCTTTGGTATCTATATCTTCTGGGTCATTTTCTGCAGATGGTAAGTTAGGAAAAGTTTCAATACATTGTACACAATTTTCTGTAAATCTTATTCTGGGCAATCCTTTGTCGGGAACTTCGAGTCCTTCATAGACTATTTTTGCTCCTGCTTTTCTGTCGTTATTTGCTTTAGAAAGGTAGATATCTTCGTCGGAGTAGAAGTTCATAGGGCTATATAGTGCGCCTTCTTTTTCAGAGTGTTTTGTCCAGTATGCAGGGTCGGCAATATCGTCATCAAAGTCTACTGATTTAAGTTTATATTTTTTCCAAGTATACCTATTTACGAGCTGTGCCTGTTTTGAGGCAGACAATCCTGTTTCCGTAATTTCGTCGAAGATAATCATATTCTGATCACGATCCACAGCAGCGAATAGGCACACAAAGGGAGCTTTAGTTCCATAGTCATAGAAGCGGTACAGTGTATGCGTGCCTTTTTTGAAATGTGTGCCGTACTGGAACTGTGTTTCGGGTATAATGTGGTGCATAGGATTCCAGTTATCGAAGTAAGTGCCTGCAAACACATCCCATCTGCCTTCTAGCCACATAGCTTTTAGGATGGGGTTAAGTTTTTTTAATTTTCTCACATAGCCAGGGTCATTATTAAGCAGTGTAGGGTTATCGAACACAGTTGCTGGGATAAATTTCCAAGATATATTTTCTTCGTCTATGTGGGTATTGCCAGATGTTTTTTTCTGGTAATGAACGTCGAATTCTTCGCTGTATACCTGATTTTTATCAGGAACAGGTGGGCAGATGTCTACGAATTTCCGTTTAAGCCATATATGTCCGATATTCCCAGGGTTGGATGTCAGGCATATTTGCGGTTTCAGTTCATCGTTATCGGTACGGGCAGAGGTGCTTAATTCTTCGACCCAATCTTCGGGGAACTGGTTAGCTTCGTCTATGCCGATGAAGTTATAGTTACCGCCTATGTAGTTGTCCAGGGCACGGCGATCTTGGCAATGCACGAGGTAGACTTTTGCTCCGCTGGGGAATATATAACATTTGTTACGTTCTTGCCAGCTGGCATTGTACAGTTTGTATAGTTTATCGCATTCGGGTTTGAGGTTACGTTCAAGCTGGGGGTATGTTCTACGGACAAGTAGAGCGATAAAGTCTGGGTAGTCGATTGATATTTTCTCAATTTTAACCTGACAGACTTTGCCTTGTTTTTTAAATTGTGCTGCTTTTTCTTTAGTAATTTGTATTCGATTTCGCTCATAGTGCCATAGTCTTGGTGTCAGGGCTGCTTTCCATGCAAGCATGAGGCTTTTCCCACCGCCTCTTGCGCCGCCGTAAAACACCCAATCTGCATTGCATTTAAGGAATTCACGCTGTTTACCTGGATGCGGTTTAAATAAAGTTTCACCAGTCACGCTTTTGTTCTAGGTGTCCTTCCTGTATATGTGTTCTATCGTCATTATTGTTATTTTTATCACTCATCCAGTTAGCGACTGCGGCGTGCCATTTTTTCATTTTATTTTTGCCTACCATCCAGCCTTTTGATTCATAAAAGTTCCAAAATTTATTTGCTTCTGATTCAGCGTTAGTATAATCTTTTTCTATGAAAAAGTCAACACATTCTTTAAGATTTGGTGCTATGAATCTTTTATTGGTACTTTTTTTCACAGTTTTCGCTATTTTATTATTTTTATCTTCGTAGGGTAGCATACGCACGAAGTAATTCCCATCCACATCTTCATCAACAAGATTATATTTATTTAATACTTTAATAATGCTCATGTGGAAGTTATTATTGGCATAGAGTATTGAGCCTTGGTGATACATAACATATTTAGCTATGTACCATTTATTGCGCCCCAGGTCGACAATTCGCATATCGAATACTTTAAGAACATTGTCATAATCGAGTTCTATACCTGTTGAAATTTCGGAATCAATGCTGAACTGTGCCAGTCGCATATTGACTTCCCATATACCAGCGTGGTCGCATTTTCCGCATATATAATGCCAGAAACATTTATATACTGGGTGAAGTACCTGAAACCATTCACGGTCATACAGGAGTGTGTCGATGTGTCTCTTTGCCATCTTTGCCTCTCTCTTGTTTATAAGTTTCGCTGTCAGACTTAATGTTTTCGATCAGCTCTTTTCTAGTCTCGCCTTCTGCGATGGTAATGTAACGTCCTGATCGTGTCCGCTTTTTAGCGAAGAACTTCGGATTTTCTTTTCTTTTCATTGAGCCAGTTTAATACATCGCTGTAAAGATAGCGAATAGTTTTACCGTTTTTGCTTGTATTATCTACTTTTACGGGCATAGGGTCTGACAGCTTGCGCCATTTGTATATTGCCTGTCTTGTTACGCCTAGCCGATTGCACAGCTCCTTCGTATCTATTAAAGGTTCTTTAAATATCTGTTGCATTGTATTTCCTTTTTAATTTATTTTTAGGGTTCTGTATAATTATTCCTTGTTCATTAAGTCCCAATCAGGCTCTGGGATATCAAGATCCTTACCACAATTATCACAAGTGTATGACTCTGGTACATTAGTGTCCCTTTCCTCTGCCTGATATGTTTTATATTCGTGATTACAGTACCTTTCCAAAGTGAATAAATGTATATAAATTGGCGTGTATTCTCCTACGTTTGCCCCTTCGATATTGTAAAAAAAGAATTCTATCGCCTCTTCCCTGGGCATATCTTGTTCTCAC